TCAGTCGTTGCTGTCGGCTTCGCCGCCATTGCCGTCCTGCTCGTAGGGGGCGACGAGGACGAAGCGGGGGTTCGAATCGGGCGGCGTGTCGAAGAGGCCGTCTTCGTCTTCGAACAGCCGCAGCGTCACCTGGCCCTGCGCATCGAGCAGGGTGACGGAGCCGTCGGCAGGGTCGACGTTCCAGGCGACGATGGTGTCGGCAGCCGGGTAGGGCGCCGCGCAGACCTCGGGGAAGGACACGGCCCAGCCACCATTGGCCACGCTGTCGGTGAAGGTGATCGGGCACTGCGGCAGCGATTCGTCCTCCTGCTCGAGGATGAAATCGCCGACCATGACCTGCAGGTCCTCGGGCACGGTCGATTGCTCGGCCGAGCCGGCGGGAATGGCACTGTCCTGCGCGAGCAGCGGCGGGGCCGGGAACGCGGCCAGCGCGACGAGCGCGGCGGCGACACGGAATCGAGCGGCGACGGAGATGTGCATTTTGCCCTTTCACGAGCCCCGGCCGGAATCTTAAGCTGCACGCGGGCTGCGCCGCAAGGGCAGGCGAGCCGGGGCTTTCAGACTATTTTCGCCCGAGTTTTCGCCGACCGTGACGCTCGGGCGTATAGTTTGGCTACGGTCGCAGAAATGGGCCCCGCAGCCGGCGGGCGCCGCGGCGGCCCCACCCCACAGCAGGAACCGGCAATGGCCGAAAGCAGACTGCGCGAGCGTCCGCCCGAATTCTGGGCGGCGGTTCGCGACGACTATCGCGAGGGCAAGCTCAAGGTGAGGGAAATCCTGAGCAAGCACGACCTGACCATAGGCGAGTTCGGCCATGCCCGCGTGAAGCTCGGCTGGCGCCGCCGGCAGCTTTCCCAGCTCAATCGCAAGCACATCATCATCCGGCTGTTTCACCTGCTCGACGCGCAGGTCCGCGCCATGGAGAACGATATGGACAAGCCAACCTCCGAGCAGGCCATGGCGCTGAGCCGGCTGGTGACGGCGCTCGACAAGCTGATCGAGCTCAAGGACGCCGACGCCAAGGCGCGGCCGGCGCCGCGCCGCAGCTCCAAGGCGATGATCGACCTGCGCAGCAAGATTGCCGACCGCATTGCACAGCTTTCCGAAGCTTGACGCCAGCACCGCGGCGGCGCTGACGACCGACGAGCTGATCGAGCTCAACTTCGCCTGGGCCTTCTGGGCGCGCGACGAACAATTGCCGCCCGGCGGCGACTGGGTGACGTGGCTGCTGCTGGGCGGGCGCGGCTCGGGCAAGACCCGGGCCGGCGCCGAATGGGTGCGCCAGCTCGCGGCCGACGGCGTCGGCCCGATCGCGCTGGTAAGCGAGACCATGGTCGAGGCAGCCGCGGTGATGGTGCATGGGCCGAGCGGGCTGATGGCGGTGACGCCGCCGGAGCAGCGGCCGAAACTCAGTGGAGCGACGCTCTATTGGGCCAATGGCGTCGAGGCGCAGTTGCTCGGCGCCACCGACCCGGAGCGGTTCCGCGGGCCGCAGTTTGCCGCCGCCTGGTGCGACGAGGTGGGCAAATGGCCCAACGCCGAAGCGGCATGGGACATGCTGCAGTTCGGCCTGAGGCTCGGCGACCGGCCGCGGCAACTGGCGACGACGACGCCGCGGCCGACGAAACTGCTGAAGCGGCTGCTCGCCGATCCGCTGACGGTGACGCGGCGGATGACGACGGCCGAGAACAAGAAGCATCTGGCGCAGACGTTCCTCACGGCCGTGGTGGCGCGCTACAGGGACACCGTGCTCGGGCGGCAGGAGCTCGAGGGCGAACTGATCGACGACCGGCCCGGCGCGCTGTGGACGCGAGGGATGTTCCGGCCGGCCGGTGGCATGACGCCGGGACGGATCGTGGTGGCGGTCGATCCGCCGGCGACGAGCCATGCGGACTCCGACGCCTGCGGCATCGTGGTGGCCGGGCGTGCGGACGACGAGATCGTGGTGCTGGCCGATCTGACGCTGCGGCCGGCGACGCCATTGGCATGGGCGCGACGTGCGGTGGCGGCCTTCAGGCAGAACGACGCCGACTGCATCGTCGCCGAGGTGAACCAGGGAGGCGACATGGTGCAGGCGGTGATCGCGCAGGTCGACGCCAACGTGCCGGTGCGCACGGTGCATGCGACACGCGGCAAATGGGTGCGCGCCGAACCGGTAGCGGCCCTCTACGCGCAGGGCAGGGTGCGGCACGCCGCCGGGCTGACCGCGCTCGAAGACGAGATGTGCGCCTTCGGCGCCGACGGCACGAGCGGCGGGCACTCGCCGGATCGGGTGGACGCGCTGGTGTGGGCGGTGACGGAGCTGATGTTGCGCGATGGACCGCGGGTGCGGGGGATGTGAAGATTGGGCGCCAGGCACTGGTGGATTGCGGTCGCATCGCGCCCGCGGCAAGGCCCCCTCACCCGGCGCCGCGCGCCGACCTCTCCCCCGAAGGGAGAGGTGGTGGTTGGGCGAGATTGTGCCTCTTTTCCACGTCTCCCTTGGGGGCGCACGGAGTCCAAGAATGCCTCAGGCTCTCGCTCTTTCAGGAAGTTTGTTCCCGGTGTCATTCCCGCGCAGGCGGGATTCCAGGTTTTCGGACAGCCGAGGGCTTCGCACTGGATTCCCGCCTGCGCGGGAATGACATTGTGGGTGGGAGGCAAGGCGAGTTGATGCCGCAGTCGGCATCGGTTTCCCTCCCCGCGTGGGGAGGGTAGCAGAGCTTGCTCATGACTGTGACGAGCCCGCGGTTCGCGACGTTTGCCCTGACCGGCGCCGACTAAGAAGGACGAGACATGCCAAATCTTTTGACCCGCCTGTTCGGCGGACGGACTGCCGCTGTCGAGAGCAAGGCGGCGCGGATGCTGGTGTCGTGGGAGACGCTGGGCGATCCGCGCTGGACGCGGCGGAGTTTTCCGGCGCTGGCGCAGGAGGGGTTCGCGCGCAACCCGGTGGTGCACCGGTGCGTGCGCATGATCGCCGAGGCGGCGACGAGCGTGCCGCTGGTGGCGCTCGAAGATGGCCGGCGGCTGAACGAGCATCCGCTGCTGGCGCTGCTGCTGCGGCCCAATCTGCACCAGTCGGGCAGCGAACTGCTGGAGGCGGTGTATGCCTATCTGCAGACGGCGGGGAACGCCTATCTGCGCGCGGTGGAGAGCGAGGGGCAGGTGCGCGGGCTCTATTGCCTGAGGCCCGACCGCATGCAGGCGGTGGTGGGCGCCGACGGCTATGCCGCGGCCTATGCCTACACCGCCGGCGGGCGGACGGAGACGTTGCGGCAGGACGCGGCGCCGGTGGCGTGCGTGCTGCACCTGGCGCTGTTTCATCCGCTCGACGACCACTACGGGCTGAGCCCGCTGGAGGCGGCGCAGCAGAGCCTCGACCTGCACAACGCCGCGGCGCGCTGGAACAAGGCGCTGCTCGACAATTCGGCCCGGCCGAGCGGGGCGCTGGTCTATTCGGCCGGGAGCGGGCAGCTCACCGAGTCGCAGTTCACGCGGCTGAAGGACGAGCTCGAAGGCGCGTTCCAGGGCGCGGCCAATGCCGGCCGGCCGATGGTGCTCGAAGGCGGGCTCGACTGGAAGAGCATCGGCATCAGCCCGCGCGACATGGACTTCATCGAGGCCAAGCACGCGGCGGCGCGCGAGATTGCGCTGGCCTTCGGGGTACCGCCGATGCTGCTCGGGATCCCCGGTGACAACACGTACTCGAACCTGGCCGAGGCCAACAAGGCGCTGTGGCGCCAGACCATCGTTCCACTGGTGCGGCGGGTGACCGACGATCTGAGCTTCTGGCTGGCGCCGGGGTTCGGTGGACGGGTGAGCGTGGTCCCCGATTTCGAGGGCGTCGAGGCGCTGGCCGAAGACCAGGCGAGCCGCTGGGCCCGGATCGGCGGGGCAGGGTTTCTCAGCGACGACGAGAAGCGGGCGCTGCTGGGGGTGGGCGCGCCCGCCTGACGCGCGACTGCAGCTTCGCAAGGTATCCGACATGGACGAGATCACACGCAGCGTCGTCGAGCGCGGCGACCTGGCGCATCTGGCGCTGTTTTTATGGGCGAGCGGCGCCAGCGGGCTGCTGGTGTGGACGCTGCGCGAGCTCGCCGCCGCCAACCGGCGCTTCGAGGCCTTCGTCAAGGAAATCGCGGCGCTGAACCAGCTCTTCAAACGCAAGGACTGACCATGGCCAAGACCAATGAGGCCGCGGAGGTGTTCCGGCAATTCGCCTGGCACCTCGCGGGAAAGCTCGCCCAATCGAAATCGCGGCCCGTGCGGCCGAAGCCGGCGGGGAAACGCTGATGGACGGCTTTCCGATCGACAGGGACGGCCGGTTCGAGGGCTACGCCAGCGTCTTCGGGCGGGTGGACGAGGGCGGCGACATCGTGCTGCCCGGCGCGTTTCGCAAGAGCCTGGGCCTGCGCGGGCGGCACCGCATCAAAATGCTGTTCCAGCACGACCCGAAGGAACCCGTCGGCGTGTGGGATACGGTGCGCGAGGACGATTACGGCCTCTGGGTCGAGGGCCGGCTGGTGGGCGAGGTGCCCCGCGCCGACGCGCTGCGCCGGCTGATCGCGCGCGGCGCGGTGGACGGGCTCTCGATCGGCTTTCGCACGGTGAAGTCGACACGCGAGCCGCGCACCGGCAATCGCAGATTGCACGAAATCGATTTGTGGGAGATCTCCATCGTCACCTTCCCGATGATGGACCTGGCCCGGATCGCTCCGGGCAAACCGCCGCGCAACCCGCGGCTCGAACGGTCGCTGGAAGCGGCCATCGCAGCATTCAAGCAGTGAAGGAAAAGCAATGACCGAAGCGACCAGCGGCCTCGAAAACAAGGCCGGCGCCGGCGACCCCAACGCGCTCATCAGCGAGCTGATGGGGGCCTTCGAGGAATTCAAGCGCACCAATGACGGCCGGCTCGCCGAGCTCGAAAAGCGCGGCTCGGCCGACGTGGTGACCGAGGACAAGGTGAGCCGGCTCAACACCGCGCTCGACAACGCCAAGGCGGCGATCGACCGTGCCAATCTGGAGCGGGCGCGGCCTCGGCTCGAGGGTGGCCGCCCCGACGCCGGCGACGAGTACAAGGATGCGTTCGCCGCCTATGTGAAGCGCGGCGAGGAGAAAGCGCTGTCGGTGGGTGTCGCCGGCGACGGCGGCTATCTGGTGCCGAGCGAGACCGATGGCGAGATCACCCGGCTGATGACGGCGCTGAGCCCCATCCGCTCGATCGCGAGCGTCAGGCAGGTGTCGACCGCGGTCTACAAGAAGCCGGTGACCACCACCGGGCCGGCGACGGGCTGGGTGGCGGAAACGGCCGACCGCGACACCACCGACAGCCAGGTGATCGACGCGCTGAGCTTTCCCACCGCCGAGCTCTATGCGCAGCCGGCGGCGACCACGCAGTTCCTCGACGACGCGGCGGTGGACGTCGGCCAGTGGATCGCCGATGAGGTGAACGCCGCGTTCGCCCAGCAGGAGGGCACCGCGTTCGTTTCGGGCAACGGCACCAGCAAGCCCAAGGGCTTCCTCAACGACGTGGTGGCGGATTCGAGCTGGGTGTGGGGCAAGCTCGGCTACCTCAAGACGGGCGTGTCCGGCGATTTCGCTGCCAGCGACAAGAGCGACAGTCTCGTCGACCTGGTGTATTCGGTGAAGGCCGGCTATCGCCAGAATGCGAGCTGGGTGATGAACCGCCGCACGCAGGCGGCGATCCGCAAGCTCAAGGACGACAGCAACAACTACATCTGGCAGCCGGCGGCGAGCGCCGACGGCAAGGCGAGCCTGCTCGGCTTCCCGCTGGTCGAGGCCGAAGACATGCCCGATATCGCCGCCAACTCGCTGAGCATCGCGTTCGGCGACTTCAAGCGCGGCTATCTCATCGTCGACCGCCAGGGCGTCAACGTGCTGCGCGACCCGTATTCGGCCAAGCCCTACGTGCTGTTCTACACCACCAAGCGCGTCGGCGGCGGGGTGCAGAATTTCGAGGCGATCAAGCTGCTGAAGTTCGGGACGGCGTAGGCGGTCCTGGCCCCGGCGCGGACCCTCCCGCCGCGCCGGGGCGATTGCTCGCTCTGTCATGTGGTGAGTGCGGGCCGCGCCGGTGCGCGCGACTCCCCCCTCATCCGCCCTTCGGGCACCTTCTCCCACCAGGGGAGAAGGCCATCGAGCCGAGAGCTCACGGTTCCATTGCCTTCTCCCTTGATGGGAGAAGGTGGCGAAGCCGGATGAGGGTGGAGCGGCGTGAACCGCAGGATGACGACGACCACGGACCGCCCGCGCATAGCCATAAGCAAGGAACATCGTGATGACCTCATACCTCATCGCCGGACCCGGCGAGGAGCCGGTGGCGCTGGCCGAGGCCAAGGCCTGGTGCCGGATCGACGGCGACGACGAGGACGCGCTGCTGGCGACGCTGGTCGCGGCGGCGCGTCTCCATGTCGAGGCGCTGACCGGCCGCGCGCTGGTGACGCAGAGCTGGCGGCTGGTGCTCGACCATCCGCCGCGGCTGGTGGTGCTGCCGGTGGCGCCGGCGGTCGAACTGCTGGTGGCCCCCGAGGGCGCCGTGCTCGAGGGCGACGCGGTGCTGCTGCCCGGCCCGACGGCGAGCCTGAGCCTCGATTATGCCGCCGGCTATGGCGCGGCGGCCGAGGTGCCGGCCGATTTGAAGCAGGCTGTGCTGACGCTGGTGGCATACTGGTACGAGAACCGCGATGCGCTGACCGAGGCGCCGCTGGGGTTCGACCGGCTGGTCGCGAGCTACAGGCGGGTGCGGTTGTGAGCGAGATCGCGATGCCGCCCATCGGCACGCTGACCGACCGTGTGCAGCTCAAGCGCCGCATCGGCACCGACGAGCCCGAGGGCGGCGAGGTGGCGGTGTTTTCGCCCATCGCCACCGTGTGGGCGCGGGTGCGCGCGCTGACGGCGCGGCAGGCGCTCGACAGCGACGGACGTGGACAGGCGATCAGCCACGCGGTGGTGATGCGGTTTCGCAGCGATGTGAAGCCGGGCGACCGGATTTCGTATCGCGGGCGCGACTTCGACATCGCCGCGGCGAACGACATGAACGGCCGGCGGGCTTATCTGAGCTGTCAATGCGTCGAGCGGGTGGTGACGGGATGACCCATCCGATCCTTGCGCTGCAGGCGGCGCTGGTGGCGGCGCTGCGCGACGTGCCGGACTTCGCGGTCTTCGACGCGCCGCGGGCCGGACGCAAGCCGCCTTATGTGACGATTGCGCGGCACGATCTGCTGCCGCGCGATGGCGACGATGCGCCGGGCTGGGAACATAGAGTGCTGTTCCACGCCTGGGCAGCGGATGCGAGCCGCAAGGCGGCGGTGACGATGGCCGAAACCATCGGAGAAACGGTGCTCGGCGATGCGGTGCAGCCCGAGGGGCTGGTGGTGACGCTGCGGCGGCACGACCGCACCGACACCGCCATCGACGCCGGCACCGGCCGCGCCCGGGCAGTAGTGGCGTTTACGTTTTTTACCGAAGGGATGTGAGCGCTCAGTCGTCAATCCTCCTCCGTGCGAAGCGCGGGGGAGGGGGACCGCCGTGAGGCGGTGGAGGGGGCGGGGCCGGACTCGGTGCCTGTGGCCGCCCCCCCCACCAGCTTCGCTGGTCCCCCTCCCCCGTCGCTGCGCGACAGGGGAGGATTGCCGACTGCCAGCTCGCGCGAACGAACAAGGACATCGATATGGCGGCCCAGAGCGGCAAGGACATGCTGGTAAAGCTCGACCAGACGGGGAGCGGCAGCTTTCTGACGGTGGCGGGACTGCGCACGCGCTCGCTGGCGCTGAACGCGGCGAGCGTGGACATCACCGATGCAGAGAGCGCCGGACGCTGGCGCGAGCTGCTGGCCGGCGGCGGCATCAAGCGCGCCTCGGTGTCGGGCAGCGGCATTTTCAAGGATCAGGACTCGGACGGCAAGATCCGGGAGATATTCTTTGGCGGCACAATCCGCAATTGGCAGCTGATCCTGCCCGATTTCGGCACGATCGAAGGGCCTTTCCAGATCACCGCGCTGGAGTTTTCGGGTGATCACGCGGGGGAAGTGACGTTCGAGCTGGCGCTGGAGAGCGCCGGGGAAGTGACGTTTGAGGCGGTGTAGCGGCTTTGCACCAGACCACCCCCCAGGTGTCATCCCCGCGAAAGCGGGGACCCATCCATCCGCTGGCGCAAGGTGCGAGTTGGGTCCCCGCTTTCGCGGGGATGACACGCGGTGGGTGGGCGGGGCCGGGGACTGCAAGGACACCGTGGGTTTGAACGGGATTGGAGAACAGACATGCCCAACACGCATCGCGGCGAGATTGCCGCGACGATCGATGGCGAGGAGCGGGTGTTGTGCCTGACGCTGGGGGCGCTGGCGGAGCTGGAGGCACGGCTGGGGGCAGGGGACCTGGTGGGGCTGAGCGAGCGCTTCGCGGCGGGTCGGGTGTCGGCGCGGGATTTGACGGCGATCCTCGGCGCGGGGTTGCGCGGCGGTGGCAATGCCATCACCGACGACGACCTGGCGCGGATGGCGATCGAGGGCGGACTGCGTGGCGCGGCCGAGGTGGCCGCAAACCTGCTGCGCGCGACGTTCGGGGGCGCGGCATGAGTGCGTTCCCGTGGCGCGACGCGATGCGGCTCGGCTTCGGCGTGCTGAAGCTGAGCAGCAAAGAGTTCTGGGGGCTGACGCCGCGCGAGCTGGCGGCAGCGTTCGAGGCGCTGAGCGGCAACCGGCCGGTGGCGCCGGACCGGGCGCAGCTCGGCAAACTGATGGAGCGCTTCCCCGATGGCCGATGAGTTTCCCGACAGTTTTTCGCGCGAGATCGGCGACGTCAATGTCGAGCTGAAGCGCGTCGGCGATCTGGCGGATGGCGTCGGCCGCTCGCTGAGCAACGCGTTTCGCGGCGCCATCACCGATGGCAAATCGCTGAAGAGCGTGCTCGGCGACGTGGCGTCGGCGTTCGCCGATATCGCGTTCAAGGCGGCGCTGAAACCGGTGGGCACGCTGATCGCCGGCGCGGTGGACTCGCTGTTTACCGCGACCAACCCGGCGCTCGGCGGCGTCACCGCCTTCGCCAAAGGCGGCGTGGTGGCGGCGCCGACCTATTTCCCGACCTCGACCGGCACAGCGCTGGCCGGGGAGGCGGGGCCCGAAGCGATCGTGCCGCTGTCGCGCGGCGCCGATGGCCGGCTGGGCCTCGCGGGCGGGCAGGGCGCGGTGAACGTGACGTTCAACGTGACGGCCAGCGACGCCCGGAGCTTTGCGGCGAGCGAAGCGGAATTGTCCGCGATGCTGCTGCGCGCGGTACGGCGCGGGACGCGGAGCTCATAGCAGAGGCCGGCCGAGGCGCCGAGCTCTCAGTCGGCAATCTCTATTGGTGGGGCAGGGCCCCCTCACCCGGCGCTGCGCGCCGACCTCTCCCCCGAAGGGAGAGGTGGAGCAGAGGCACCATCTCGCCCGATCACCACCTCTCCCTTGGGGGAGAGGTCGCCCGAAGGGCGGGTGAGGGGGCCTTGCCACACGCATGGAGCTGACGATGGCATTTCACGCAACGCGGTTTCCGCTGGACATTGCGCTCGGGGCGCGGGGTGGGCCGGAGCGGACGACGGACATCGTGACGCTCGCCAGTGGACACGAGGAGCGCAACAGCCGGTGGGCGCAATCGCGGCGGCGGTACAATGCCGGCTATGGCGTCAAATCGCGCGCCGACATGCAGGCGGTGCTGGCGTTTTTCGAGGAGCGGCGGGGGCGGTTTCATTCGTTCCTGTGGCGCGACGGGCTCGACCATTCGAGCCATGGCGGCGATGAGGTGCCGACGGCGCTGGACCAGGCATTGGGGACCGGCGACGGTGCAAGAACCGTGTTCCATCTCGTCAAGGCCTATGGCGCGAGTTTCGATCCTTACCTCCGGCCGATCACCAAGCCGGTGGCGGGCTCGGTGAAGGTGGCGGTGGACGGCAGTGAAGTCATGTCCGGATTTTCCGTGGACACGCTGGTCGGCACCGTCACCTTCGCCGTGGCGCCCGCCGATGGCGCTGTGGTGACGGCGGGCTTCCTGTTCGACGTGCCGGTGCGCTTCGACATCGACCGGCTCGACATCGAGCTCACCACATTCGATGCGGCCGATGCGCCGTCGATCCCGCTGCTGGAGGTACGCGAATGAGGACGCTCGATCTGGGGTTTGCAGCCCACATCGCGAGCGGCGCGACGACGCTCTGCACCTGCTGGCGAGTGACGCGGGCGGATGGGATGGTGCTCGGCTTCACCGACCACGACCAGACGCTGAGCTTCGACGGCGTCGACCACGTGCCGGCGCACGGGCTCGATGGCGGCGAGGCGAGCCAGAAGCTCGGGCCGCAGGTCGATACGTCCGAGGTGGTGGGCGTGCTCGACAGCGACGCGATCACCGAGGCCGACATCGAGGCCGGGCTCTATGACGGCGCGGCTGTGGCGACCTGGCGGGTGAACTGGCGCGACGTGTCCCAGCGCGTGCTGCTGCGGCGGGCGACGATCGGCGAGATCGTGCGCGAGGACGGGCAATTTCGCGCCGAGCTGCGGTCCGGGCAGCAGGCGCTGAACCGGACCGAGGGGCGGCTCTACTCCGTGTTCTGCGACGCGGTGCTGGGCGATGCACGCTGCACGGTGGCGCATGACCACCCGGATTTTGCACTCGGCTGCGACCGGCAGCTCGCGACCTGCCGCGACCGGTTCGACAACGTGCCGAACTTTCGCGGCTTCCCGCATATTCCCGGCAATGATTTCGTGCTGCGCTATCCCAAAAGCGGCGACGTGCTCGACGGTGGAGCGCTGTTTCAATGAGGCGCGAGACGATTGTGGCGGCGGCGCGCCGCTGGCTCGGTACGCCCTACCGGCACCAGGCGGCAACATTGGGTGCGGGGTGCGACTGCCTCGGCCTGCTGCGCGGCGTGTGGCGGCAGCTTTATGGCGACGAGCCACTGGCGGTGCCGAACTATCGCGCCGACTGGCGCGATAGCCGGCACGCCGGGGCGCTGCTGGGCGCAGCGGAACGGCTGCTGGTGCCGGCGGGCGATGAGCTGGCGCAGGGGCAGGTGGTGCTGTTCCGGCTGGGGCGGACCGCGACGCCGCGCCACTGCGGTATCCTCGTTGCGGCCGACCGCTTCATCCACGCGCAGGAGGGGCTGGGCGTGGTCGAGGCGAATATGAGCGATGGCTGGCGGCGGCGAGTGGCAGGCCGCCACGATTTTCCCGGAGCGAACTGATGGCGACGCTGGCACTTTCGCTCGCGGGACAGGTGGTCGGCGGCGCCGTGGGCGGGCCGATCGGCGCGACGGTCGGCCGGGCGCTCGGGGCGCTGGCAGGCAGCGCCATCGACAACGCGATCTTCGGCGAGCGGCCGGCGGCGGCGCCGGTGGCGGGCGCCGACATCCGGCTGCAGGGGTCGAACGAAGGCGCGGCGATCCCAAAACTTTATGGCTGGAGCCGGCTCGGCGGCAACATCATCTGGGCCACCAATCTGGAGCGGCTCGAGGCCTCGCATGCCGGGGCCAAGGGCACGAGCCAGCCGCAGGCGGATGCGCCGCCGGAGATCCTCGCGAATTTCGCGGTCGGGCTGTGCGAAGGCGAGGTGCAGCGGCTGGGGCGAATCTGGGCCGACGGGCAATTGCTCGACACCAGCGGGCTGACGCTGCGGTTCTATCGCGGCACGGCGGACCAGACGGCCGACAGCCTGATCGAGGCCAAGCAGGGCGCCAACGCGCCGGCCTATCGCGGGCTCTGCTATATCGTGTTCGAGCGGCTGCCGCTGTCGCAATTCGGCAACCGCATTCCGCTGATCACGGTGGAGCTCTGCCGCGTGGTGGGCGAGCTCGAGCCGCTGGTGACGGCGGTGACGGTGATCCCCGGCGCGACCGAGTTCGGCTACGACCCCGTGCCGCGCGTGCGATTGGGCGGGCCGGGCGTGACGGTTGCCGAGAATACGCATCTGGCGGCGCACGTCTCGGACTGGACGCTGTCGATCGACGAACTGGCGGCGCTGTGCCCGAACCTCGAGCAGGTGTCGCTGGTGGTGGCGTGGTTCGGCGACGATCTGCGGGCGGCGCACTGCACCATCGCGCCGCGGGTCGAGGCGGCGAGCCGCACGATCAAGGGCACGGAGTGGGAAGTGGCCGGGCTCGGGCGTGGCGACGTCGCGGTGGTCTCGACCCATGACGGCGGCCCGGCCTATGGCGGCACGCCGTCGGATGCGGCGGTGCGCGCGGCGATTGCCGACCTCAAGGCGCGCGGCATCGGAGTGACGCTCTATCCGATCGTGCTGATGGATATTCCGGTGGGCAACGCGCTGGGCCAGCCGGCCTATCCCTGGCGTGGGCGGATCGAGGTGTCGGCGGCGGCTGTGGGGACGAGTGCGGCGGCGACGGAGGTAGCGGCATTTGCGAGCGGTTACCGCGATTTCATCTTGCACTATGCGGGGCTCGCGGCGGATGCCGGTGGCGTCGACGGCTTCATCATTGGCTCGGAACTGCGCGGGCTGAGTTTTACGCGCGGCGCGGGTGATGATTTCCCGTTCGTCGAGGCGCTGGTCGATCTCGCGGCGGAGGTGCGGCCGCTGCTGGGCGAGGCAACCGTGACCTATGCGGCCGACTGGAGCGAATATTGCGGCGTGCAGCCGGGCGGCGGCGAGAAATTCTTCCACCTCGATCCGCTGTGGACCTCGGCCGACATCGATGCGGTGGGCATCGACAACTACATGCCGCTCGCCGACTGGCGCGGTCCGGATGGCGCCGATGCGGCGCTGTGGGATGGGCCGTACGATCCGGCCTATCTGCGCGCCAATATCGAGGGCGGCGAGGGCTATGACTGGTTCTATGCCAGCGATGCCGACCGGCTGGCGGGCACGCGCACGCCGATCACCGACGCGATCTATGGCGAGCCCTGGGTGTGGCGGTTCAAGGATATCGCCGGCTGGTGGAGTCATGACCATCACGACCGGCCGGGCGGGGTGCGCAACGCGTCGGCGACGGCGTGGACGCCGGGGATGAAGCCGGTGTGGTTCACCGAGCTCGGCTGTGCGGCGGTCGACAACGGCGCCAACCAGCCCAATGTGTTCGGCGACCCCAAGAGCAGCGAGAGTGCGCTGCCGTATTTCTCGAACGGCGTTCCGGACCCGCTGGCGCAGCGGCAAGTGTTGCGGGCCGTGCTCGGCTATTGGGCCGGCAACCCGATGCTGCTGCGCACGACGCTGTGGACCTGGGACGCGCGGCCTTATCCGGCGTTTCCGGCGCTCACCGAGGTGTGGAGCGACGGCGCCAACTATGCTGCCGGCCACTGGCTGACCGGCCGGCTGGGCGCGATGGCCGGCGACGAGCTGGCGCGGGCCATTGCCGGCGATTTCGGCGTGACGCTGAACGACGTCGAGGCGGCGCTGCCCTTCGTCCACGGCTATGTGGTCGAAGCGCCGATGACGGCGCGCGACGCGCTGGCGCCGGTGCTGGCGGCGAGCGGGCTTGCGGTGCACGACACGGCCGATGGGCTGAGCATCGCCGGCGCGCATGGGCGCGAGCCGGTGGTCATCGACGACGTGGTGGTCGAGGATGCCCCGATGCTGTCGCGCCGGCGGCCCGATCCGGGCGAGGCGGTGGGGCAGGTGGCGCTGAGTTATCTCGACCGCGAGCGCGATTATATGAGCGGCAGCGTCACCGCGATCGGGCCGCAAAGCGGGCCGCTCGAGACGGTGAGCGCCGGGCTCGTGCTCGATGTCGGCGGCGCGCGGACGACGGCCGAGCGGCTGCTGGGCAAGCGGCTGGCCCATGGCGACAGCGTCGAGTTCATCGCGCCGCCCTCGCTGCTGGCGCTCGAGGTCGGCGATGCGGTGCTGGTCGGCGGCGGGGTGTTCGAGATCACCGAAATCCGCGATGGCCCGGCGCGGCGGATTGCCGGGCAACAGGTGCCGCCCGAGTTCGTGGTGACGACCGGCGTGATGCGCCCGGCGGGTGGCGGCGGTGCGCCACCGGTGCTGGCTGCGCCGGTGATCGACTATGCGCATGTGCCGCCGACGACCGACGATGTTGGTCACACGCGGCTGCTGGTCGCCGCGTTCGCGTCGCCCTGGCCGGGCAGCATCGGGATCAGCGACGATCTGACGGGCACCAGCCTCGCGACGCTGGGCAACGCGGCGACGCTCGGCGTGCTGACGGCGCCGCTCGGGACGGGCGGCATCTTCCTGTGGGACGAGGCGAACGCGCTGGAGCTGACGCTCCATGCCGGCCATTTGTCGTCGCGCGACGACGACGAGGTGCTGGCCGGCGCCAACCGCATCGCTGTCGTCAACGATGCCGGGCAATGGGAGATCGTCGGCTTCGCCAATGCGACACTGACCGCGCCGCAAAGCTACCGGCTGACGCGGCTGCTGCGCGGGCAAAGCGGCACGGACTTCGCCATCGGCCCGACGAGCGCCGGCAATGCGGTGCTGCTGCCCACCGATGCGACGGCGCTGCCGGTGCCTGCGAGCTGGCTCGGGACGACGGCGGAGCTGCGCAGCTTTGCGGGTCCCGCCGATGCATCGGGGGAATTGGCGGAAGTGGCGCTCGACGTCGCGCCGATCCTGCCGCTGGCGCCGGTGCATCTGGGCGCAATACGGGCGGCGAACGGCGATGTCGCCCTGAGCTGGGTACGCCGCAGCCGGGCGGATGCCGATAGCTGGACGCCGGACGATGCGCCGCTCGACTATGTGCCCGAGGCGTATCGGCTGACCGTGTTCGATGGCGTAACGGCGGTGCGGACGATGGACACGAGCGTCGCGTCCGCCACTTACACGGCCGCCCAGCAGGCGATCGATTTCGGCGCGGCGCCCTTGAGCCTCAGCGTGAGCGTCGCGCAATTGAGCCCGCTCTATGGCCCCGGCCCCGCGACGGCAGCACTTCTGGAGCTTTGAGATGACCGACCTGTATGCGTATGGGACGCGCACGGACCAGATCCTGGCGCTGCAGCGGGCGCTCGCCGCGCTTGGCCTCTATGGCGATACGCTCGACGGCGTTTTCGGGCCGAACACCGCGGCGGGTGTTGCTGCGGCCCGGCAGAAATTCGCGCTCGGCGGCAGCGGGGTCGACACCGCGCTGCTGCGGGCGCTCGGGCTGGCGCCGCCGGCCTCCAACCCCATCACCGATTTCGCGACGCAACTGCTGCTGAAGCAGGCCGTGTCGCTGCTGGCTTCCCAACTGAAAGGACTGCTCCCGATGACTTTTCTCTCCGGCTACAAGACCTACATCGTCGCCGCCTTCATGCTGCTGACCGGCATCGCCGGCCTGCTCGGCGTCGATATCCCGAGCTTCACCGGCCAGGCGCCGGGCGAACTGGTGATGGAAGCGTTTGCGTTCTTCTTCCTCCGCCAGGGGCTGAAGACGAGCTGACGGTTGAAGAGGCGGACCAGCGAGGATGCAATGGATTCTCAACTTGAGATCGCTCTGATCACCGCGCGGGTCCGCCTATTGGAGGACGCCACCGCGAACAATCTTCGCCTCTGCGCGATGCGTCTTCGGAGGTACATAGAGCACCGTTATCGGTCCGATCAACCGCGCGCCCCACGTGGCACCCCTGAAGGCGGGCAATGGATAGACGATGCCATCGGCACCGATCGACAAATCGGCGCAAATGATGTGACCATGTTTGGCAAGCTCACAAAGCAAGTGCGGGCTGGTAGTATGCTGCTATGCGTTTGCGACTTGGGCAGCGAAAAATGGGTTTTGCAGTACGAAAAGGACGGCGCGCTTGGTTGTTATGATTTATTACCGCAGGCGACGATTTTCGGCGCGGGCACTCGGTTGAATGACAATTGA